ATCCCATCAATCCTTTTGACTTCTGGGAAGGTGCAAACTTCAAGCTCAAGATTCGCAATGTCGAAGGTTATCGTAACTACGACAAATCTGAGTTTGATAAAGCAAGTCCAATTGCAGGCAGCGATGCCGAGATTGAAAAAATCTGGAAGGCACAGCATAGTCTAGCAGACTTCCTAGATCCCAAGCACTACAAGAGCTATGCAGAACTCAAGAGAAAGTTGGACATGGTTCTGAACACTGGAGCAGCTCCAGTACGTCGTGCCGAAGAAACTGATCTGGATGAGGAAGAACAGGTAGAAGAAACCAGGCCTGTGGTAGTTGCTGCTAAACCAGCTGCCAAGGCACCTCCACCAAAGCGCGAAATGAACTTTGATGACGACACCGAAAGTCTTAGTTATTTCAGTCGCTTGGCTAACGAAGACTAATGAAAGAAGATCAGCACCGAATCGTCAACTTTTACTGTCTGCAAGAAGGTTGCTGGATTGTACAGGTAAGATTAGGTGCTGATATCATCGAAGTCCGAAAGGCCAATACTTTTGCCGAGGTATACGATATTTCTGTGAAAATTCACAATGAGTATCGTTTACATCGACCACGATAAGAAAGAAAAGAAATGAAAAAGCTGACACCCAATGACATCGCCGTTGCCTACATGCTGATTAGCCTAGCTGCCCATCGTGGCGCCTATAAGCCTGATGAGCATTCTGGTGTCAATGAATGTCTGGAGCGTCTGGAACTTTTCATGAAAAAGATGCGTGACGAAGCCCAAAAGCAGGGCTTCCAAATCGATGAGATTGAATTTACCGAGGAAGATTAGTAGACTGCTACTCGATCCAGATATCTGGTTAGCGAACTACTTTCAGGACGCACACCAGGTTTCAGAGGAATCACAGTACTAGACTGACCACCAGAACCCATGTTATTGTTTGTGATGTTGTTTACTACAGTCGGGGCCGCAGGAGTTGCGGCCATTTCTTTGTTTTGCAGACTTAGATTCTGCATGAGGTTACCGCTCTGAGGTGTACCCTGCGGGCTCAGAGATGCAGTACTCAGATTATTTTTCATGATACCAGCTGGGCCAGCAGTCAATAAATTACTGCTGCTAATCTTGGAACCTGCACCCAGTCCTAATTCTTTTCTGGCAGCTTCAACAGCTTCCTTGGTGCTGGGCTCATTATTCAATCTATAGGTTTTGGTACTGGCATCCCAGCTGCCTGAGATTGTTTTGCCATTTACATTACCTTCAAATGAACCACGATCTTTGCCATCTATCTTACCATCATCCTTGGACTCACTGCTGGTAAATAATCCACCAACCTTTTCGCCCAAATAGCTTCCAAGTTTGCTGCCACCAAAAGCACCTACTGCGCCGCCAATGAGACCGCCAGCTATGGTTCCAATAGGTCCACCAAAGGCTGTACCAATCATGGCACCTGCCTTGGCACCAGCTAAACCACCGCCAAATATACCCAGGCCCTCGCCTGCACCTGCAGCCTTGCTAACTGTGGCTTTGTCCGATGCTGCTGTAAGTTGTTGCTGTGCCTGTTGTTCTGAAATTTTTCCAGCAGCCAGATCGGCCTGTACCTGTTCTTTTGTAGCAGCTTCGGTATTCGATGCCTCAGAAATTCTATCATAGGCAACAATACCACCGCCTATGGCACCCAGAACACCTGCACCAATCATGCCACCCTTGCCACCCATGAATCTGGCCGCTTTACCTATAAAGGTACCACCTGTACCTGCAGCCTTGGCTGCGCCCTTGGCAACTGTGCCACCAGTGGTTGCAGCCTTTCCACGGCCACCTAGAAGGTCGCCAGCGGCACCAGCAAGATCACCAACCAAACTTCCACCTGCATCAGCTGCCTGTGTTGGAGCTGCTTCCTGTCCTGTAAGCTGTTTGGTTAGACTTTCCTTGGGTTTCAAAAATCCCTGAATAATTTTGAGTTCTTTGAATAAATCGTCTCTGAAAGATTTTAGACTGATGTCGTCAGTCTTGGCAACTGTGCCACCAGAAGACCTGACCAGTTTTTCCAGAGCTGACTGATCCTTTTTATAACTATCAAACTCAGTTGGCTCTCTGCGTGACTTACGATCTTCCCTGTCGTCCTTCTCGCCGAACAGAGTTTCGCGTATGGCATTTACAAAGGCTGGGCCTGTACCCATGAAGCCTTCTGCAAATGCCTTGCCCTGTTCACCAATGACTCGACCTGCTGTTCCAAGTTTTGTTTCGGGAACAGGAGCTAGACGCAATTTTTCGGTTTCGGCCGCGGCGTCATACTGTTTTACAACCTCTCCGATTTCCCTGAGCTCAGCCTGCTTGGCCTTGAGCGTGCTTACACTTACAGTAGGATTCTTTTTCTGATCCTCGAAAAACTCCATGAGATCTTCCAGAGTCTCACGAGCCTTCTTTTCATCGGCAATGTCTTTGGGTGTTCTGTGAACTACATTGATACCAGACTTGAGACCAGTACCAAAAGCACCCAGAATTTTACTAAAATCTTTGGCCGCCATGTTAGTATCCTAGCTCGATTTTTTCTTTGGTCAGAAGTTCTAGTTCCTGGAACTCCAGACTCATGTTTATTTCGGTTGGGGCACCGTCATGGAATGAGCTCATGCCACCAGTGCCGCCATAGGTTACACTAAGGTCTGTAAGAGCACTGGGAGCAATCTTCTGAACAAATGGATTTTCTTTGTTCTGAAAATAATAGACAATCTGAAATTCTGCGGGATAGATAAAGAAAAGATTTCCTGAACTCAGTTCAGGGTGCATATGAAATTTGAATGTGTTGATGATGTTCATGATAGAATCAACTTCACCACGATTGCGAGGCAGGAACTTATAGGCAAATCTAAACTTTCTAAAGTTTATTTGCTCAAACAGCATCTCACGAAATGGATTGGCCTTGGTTTTGGTCATGGCCTGCATCTGTGGTCCAACAATTCTCTCAGCACCTATGGCACCGCCAACGATACCACCAAATTGTCCTTTTCCGCTCACACCTTTGCCTATGAGAGAACCCATGGCACCCGCAGCTACTGCAGCGCCTGCAACTGCAGCACCTTCCATGGCAGCTGCACCCTTGAGGTTGGTAATGCCGTCAATGCCCTTGGCCAATGCACCAAAAATGGCACCCAGACTCTGTCCTTGCCATTCTGCACTATAGTTAACCGAAGGGGGTTCCTGGGCAGCCAGTGTGATTACATCTTTGATTCGATAACTTTTGTCGGGTTTGAAGGTTTCGACACCGCGTGTCAGCCCGTTATAGGCTAAACTACCAGCAGCGGCACCAGCCACTGCACCGCCTGCGGCTCTGGCAGCACGACCTGTACCTCCGCGACCTGCACCAGCCACGCCGCCTGCAACGGCACCACCGCCTGCAGCCAGTACCTGGTTGGCTTTGTCAATCTGATTTGGATTTAGCTGTGCGTCGTTGGCTCTTTCAACGGCGCGATCTTTGAATCGGTTGTCTGTGTTGAACTTGGATTTCCCTCGTATATTGATGAAGAAACTGACGTAATGCGGCACGTCATTGCTCATGGTATTTTCAGGAAAAGTTAGTTGACTGATATTGTAGTCGCCGCGGTTACTCAGAACACTTTCGGTTGTCTGATTGATATAGCGACGCTTATCGTCAGCTTCTTTTCGTGCTTGGTAATCGTTGTTTTTTGTATTAGGACTGTCGGCCATGTGTCATACCTGTTGATTTCGCCATAAATACCGATAGGAGGCACGATTATTTATGGCTACTGTATATACTGAAACACTGAAAGGCAAGTACAGGATAGAAAATCCTGCAAAATATCGTGGCGACATCAACAATGTTACTTATCGAAGCTCCTGGGAGCTCAAGTTCATGCGTTGGTGTGATAACAATCCAGGCGTCCTAGAGTGGGGTTCTGAGACTGTAATCATCCCTTATATAAGCCCACTGGACAAGAAAGTTCACAGATACTTCGTGGATTTTTACATGAAGGTCAGACAAAAGGATGGCGAAGTCAAAAAGTATCTGGTAGAAATCAAGCCTGAGAAGTTTACCAAGCCGCCAGAAAAACCCAAGAAAATTACCAAAAGATTCATAGATGAGATTTACCAGTATGGCGTCAATGAAGCCAAGTGGAAAGCAGCATTCGAGTATTGTGACGATAGGAAAATGAATTTCATAATTCTTACCGAAAAAGACCTAGGCATAGAACCAAAGAAAAAACTAAATGGCAAACCCCCAAAATCCGTTCGAGCAGTTGCAGCCAGATCCAAATAAAGGATACGAGTGGTACCAGGCTCAGGTACGAAAGCTCAGAAATGTACGCTCGGGTACAGAGAGGCTCATGACCACGGGTGCGACACTGACCAATCGTCTGCGTCCAGGTTTCATGTATCTGTATCACTATGATCCCAAGCACAAGGATAAACTGCCATACTACGACACATTTCCGCTGACACTGCCCTATAAGCTAGTGCCTGGCGGATTCATGGGACTAAACCTGCACTACATGCCCTATATGATGAGATTCAGAGTTCTGGGCAAGTTACATGAATATGCTCTGAATGACAAGAATGATATTACAACACGAATACGACTGAGCTGGAGTTTACTCAGTGGCGTATCACAACTAAAGCCCTTGGCGGCCTGTGTCAAACATTATCTAAACGATCATGTTACTTCAAGATTTTTACTCATACCATATCCCGATTGGCTTGTAGCCAGTCAATTGCCCATTGAAGGTTTTGTCGGGGCGCAAAAAACAACTGTATGGCGAGATACAAGAGGCAAGATCTAACATGGCATCTTTTAGCGTAGAAAATTTTACACGTAATGTACTCAGCACTGGCCTGGCACGTAAAAACAGGTTTGAAGTCGAAATTGCCATGCCACCTGGCATAGGTGATGGCGAAGTCAACAGATTGGTTAGCCTGTATGCAGAAAGTGCAGTATTTCCTGAAATTACAATCAATACCGAAACTCAGTTCATCTGGGGCCCATTGATCCACAGACCCAAAACCATAAACTATGGTGGGTTCATGACACTGCAATTTCATCTAGATCAGGACATGAGGATCAAGAAACTTTTTGATAGCTGGATCCAGAGCATTGTAGACGGCGAAGGATATACAGTAAGTTATCAGAGAGATTATATAGCACCCATGCTAAGAGTAACGCAGCTAGACGAACAAGAAAACCCAGTCTATGTTTGCGAGCTAAGTGAAGTATTCCCAGCTGGCATAATCCAGCTAGATCTAAATCATAGCCTGCAGAATACAACACATCTGTTGCAGGTAAACTTTAGATTTAGAAAATGGGTAGCCGAAAGTCCTGCAGGAAAGTATACACAGAACAATCCCCTGGAAAATAATGCACTTGTAAACTCACCAGCCAAGAAAGTACTTGGAGGTAACATTTTTAGACTACCACCCAGGCCCTAAGGAGTAATCATGGCACGTCAGGCCACAGGACAAAAAACATGAATCAGTATTCAAGACAACCAGACAGGGCGGCTTGAGACCCAAAACCAGTTCCATGAATAAAAGTCAGAAAAGAAATTTCAAAAGATACCGAGGACAAGGTAAGTAATCAGGAGATCGTTATGCCTTTACCAAAACTTGAAGTGCCGATATTTGACACGCAGTTACCCAGCAGTAAAAAGGTTGTAAAATACAGACCATTCTTAGTTCGCGAACATAAAATATTACTCATGTTGTCGGATGCCGACAGCAAAGATATTACCAAGACAGTCATTGACCTAATCGATGCCTGTACGTTCAATAAACTAAACATGGATGAACTGGCTTTCTTTGATCTGGTTCATTTATTCGTTTTACTAAGAAAAACCAGCATTGGTGAAAGTCTGATGCTTACAGTAAATTGCCCCTGTGGTACAGAAATACCGCATGAGGCAAATCTAAATGATGTCAAGACTGTAACTCATCCCGAGCACAGTCCAAAGATTAGGCTAAACAGGAAAATTTCTATTGACATGAAATATCCAAATCTAGCCGAGGGTCTGGAAGTGTATTCTGACAAGACCAAAGAATTAGAAGCTGTAATTTCCTGTATCAAGGGCATACATGAAGAAAATGAATATCATGACGCCAGGGAATACACCGAAGCAGAGCTCAGAGATTTTGTGGAAGATATGAATGCAGCTCAGTTCAGAAAGATAACCAGCTTCTTTGAAACCATGCCCAAGGTAAAGTTAGACGTACAGACAACCTGCCCAAGCTGTAAAAAGGAACATCAGCATAGCATAGAAAATTTAGACCATTTTTTCGTCTAGGCCTAGCCCAGGAAAACCTGGAAAACATGTTCCGAACTAATTTTGCACTAATGCAATTTCATAATTATAATCTGGAAGTTCTTGAGAACATGTTGCCCTGGGAACGGGCCTTATACATAGAGCTTCTTTTAGTTCATATCAATGAAGAAAACCTCAAAGAAAACATGCGGCGAGTACAAGCCCAACAAGGATAGTAATCATGGATCATCAGCAAACAGTTATAGCACCAGCCAAAGAAGATTGGATCAATAAAAAATGGCGTCCTGCCATGGGCTGGATGTACATGGTAGTCTGTGTCACAGATTTTATAATTTTTCCCATACTTTGGTCCTTGCTTCAGGTTGCAGGACAGGGCGAAGTTAGGTCACAATGGAATCCTATAACACTGCAAGGCGCAGGATTATTTCACATGGCCATGGGTGCGGTTCTGGGTATTGCTGCCTGGAGTCGGGGACAGGAAAAGATGACCATGACACATACCAATGTTCCTAGCTATGGCATGCCTGCTACCAGTTTCCCAGCACGTCAGGTTGAGGTTGAGGTCGAACGTGAAACCATGTCGCAAACGCCGATTGCTGGTCCCAGACCCAAGGTCCGTCGCCCCGAATAAATAAAAAGATCTAAGACCAAGGACATCTAAATGTCGTATTTCGATTACTTTCCAGCAATTCTGTACTCTACCGACGATGGACGTAGTT